GCTGAAAGTCTATTTGATTGACCTTGCCCGCCATTTGACTAGCGATATTAGCGAATCGTCCGTCAATACCTTGCTTGTAATCGGCTAGTTTTGCCTCGTTATCTCGTTTGATGGTTTCAAAGCGTTGGTTAATGCCTTCAACATTTTCAAGGTAGGTACTCTTTGCCACGAATCCATTTGTGATTGTTTCACGGATAGCGCTTGTCTTCTCGTCTGTTTCCTCTTTGACATACTTCTTCAATTCGGTTTGAACAGTCGATAAGTCGCTTCTTAATTGATTATCAGTTACGAAATTGTTGTATACTTGGCTTTTGAAAGTATCAAGATTTTGTCTTGTTGTATCTACTAATCCTTTCACTTGCTCTGCTAAATCAGAGCTTGTGCCAGCTTGTTTCAAGGCTTCTTCTGAATTACGTTTGATTTCTTCAAATCCAGCTGGGCTGAAATCTTGAAACCTTCTGTTGATTTCTTCAGATAGAGCACGTTTGTTTTCCTCTGCTTTGGCTTTGATGGCATTCACTTCATCTGTGAATTGATTAGTTAATTCTTCTTTCTTTCTGTCAAAAGCAAGGTCAGCATTCTTGATTTCTTTCGCTAATTGTGTAGCGAATTGCCCTTGCAAGTGCTGAGTTTCATTCTTAACCGCATCATTAACAGCGTTAGAAAGCATATTGGACAAACCTGACTTAAATTTTCCAAATCCAATAGATAGTAGCTTCTTAGCCATCGGTGAATAAGTATACTTCGTGATTTTTTTACGAACGTCCATCTTGAATCGATCATGAAACAGGCTGACAACATCAAAAATTTGAACAGGAACGTCACTCTTTCCTTCGACTTGAATTTCTAAACTGTCTTCAAGCATGTCGCAGAGTGTTGTTCTGAAATACTGCTCACCGTATTTACGAAGTCCAGCTTCATCTTTTACGTCCTGATCATTAACCTCAATCACATCTTCGTAGATTTGGCTGTACTTGTTAATAAGCGGACTATCTACCACAACAGAAAACTTACGATCAGGTGCTTTTTCTCCCTCACCTTTGACGGTAGTCTTGAAGGTAATTCGAGTCTTCAAAGACTTAGTTGATGTCTTTTGTTGATAGCTAGATAAGTTCTTTTTGTACATAAATAGCGATTCATTTTCTGAACCACCATTTTTCAAAAGTTGAACCTGGTATCCATGACGTACAAGATCGCCACCCCACTGACCAAGGATAGAGTGCTTATCTTTTGTAAAAGCGACCATCGCGTTGACACTATCAGTATTGAACGTGTGACGTTCGTCGATGTCGGAAAAGAATGAGAACGGATTCTCACGAGTGATACTTCCAGCAAAACGACTCAAAGCAGTTGAACCAGTCGCTTTATCCAAAGAAATCGGATTGATGACATAGTTATTCAACAGTGTAAAGGATTGATTCGCATAGACTTGAATATAGCCATGTTTCTTTTGAACCTCGAAAATGACGAAATCTTGTTCTCCATGTAGGTCATCGGCTTTTAGGAAAGCTTCTTCTTTCAACTTCTCCCACAAAGCATCTGAGGTCGGAAAGTGAAAAGTCAGTTGATAGGTACTATTTGCTTCTTGAGAAATCTTGTCTGCATAAGCAGCATTCAGAGGAGTATTCCCATTTGTTAAGTAAATCAAATTTTGTACCTCCAATTTGGCCGAATAATCAATCTAAGAACATTTCCAGTAAATGTAACCCCACTTCTTCCTGTTGGGATTTCAAAGAACCCACCACGCTTTCTGAGAGTGTTCTGAACCGCCCCACTAGCATTGTAGATATTTTGCTTACCTTGTCTACAATCAATTGTAGCTTTCGTTTTTACATTGAGATACATTGTTTCTCTGCCGATAGTAATCGAAACATCTCCATCTCCCTGAACTTCAATGATGGGCTCAGAGTAAATTGTTCCTGGATTGTTAATTGTTCCTGGTCCATTATAAGATTCAGGATTAACCGTTTTTTGATATCGAAAAGGCTGCATGTTTAGCTTGATTTTCAATTGCCATGCATGATTACCAAAAGGTTTGTAGCTAGCCGTTAAAAAATGAGCATAAAAAATAGATTCAGGATGATAGCTAAATTCCAACTCATTGTCATTCGATTGAAATTTATCCAGGATAATCGAGATATCAATCATCTTTGTAACGTGAATTGTAAAAGTTCTGTCATAGCTATCATAAGAACCATCTAATACTCGATAACTTCCATTCACACCATGAAGCTCGGCCACCTCTCCTTTCGGTTTGGCAGCCTCAACTTCTCCAAAATCGGTCACGATACAGCCTGGAAGGGTCGATGTATTAAAGCCATTAATGATCATATAATCCATTAGATTCCCTCCCTTGCTAAAATCGAACCATGTTGTTCATAAGTATTTAATGAGATTTTCTCATTGTCTAGATAGATGTCTGACGATTTTTCAAAGATAGCTGTAAGGATTGATTCCAAACTTGACCTCATAATCGCTATCTCGGACACTGTTTTACTCTCTTGTACTTCAAGCTGAGCTGAAGGCATAGCCAAACGAGCCTCAAGATTTTTCGTGACAGAGGCAGTTGAGTTTAGATCCAGGTTATCCCCTGAAAATACATCAGAGATTTCTCCAGCCATTCCACCAACTGTTTCTTTGACGCCCTTAAACCGTTCTTGTAGTCCTTGGTCTAAACCTTGCATGATTGCATTACCTGCAGGAATCAAGAGTTTACTGTCATATTCAATCGGTCCTTTGTGGTCACGAATCCAGTTTGCAATTCCACCAACAAAATTAGTAACGCCTTCCCAGGCAGATTTCAAACCACCTAAGAACCCATTAAGAATTGCCTTACCAGCTTCCCAAAGGTTAATATTTTTAATTCCATTAAAGATATTAGTTATTTTGGTTACCAGATCACTAACAGCTTGTTTCATGTTATTCCATGCAGTCTGAGCACCGCTGACAAGTCCATTGATGAAACCAAGTACAAGTGATTTTAGTCCGGCCCATGCTGCGCTCGCTGTTGATTTGATATTTTCCCAGAGACTGGATAAGAAACTTACAAAGTTATTCCATAAGTTTTGAGCACCTTGAATCAATCCAGTAATTAGATTCGATACTGTAGATTTTATCCACTCCCAGGCCATAGATGCAGCCGTTTTGATAAATTCCCAAATTGTACTAAGAACATTAGAGAAGTTCTCAAAAACACCAGTAGCGTATCCAACGATAACATCCACAACTCCAGAAAAGTATGTCTTAATACCCTCCCAAATCAGAGAGATTCCATTTTTGATTCCTTCCCAAATCAGAGAAAGATCTACACCTAATTGATCAAAGTTTCCTGTCACTAGGTCAATGATAATCAAAATAGCACCCAAGAAAATCGATTTGATAAATTCCCAAGCGCCTTCAAAGATCATTTTAATTCCTTCCCAAACTTGAGTAAGACCATCTGAAATGTTGTTCCAGATATTCATGAATCCGTCAATAAACGGTTGAACAACCATCATGACAGCTGTAGTAATCAATGTCCAAGCCGTAGACGCGGCCTCCTTAATTGATTCCCATAAGTCAGAAAAGAATGTTACAACAGCATTCCACATCGCCTTTAAAGACTCAACGTAAGCATTCCATGTTGTAACAACTCCATCCCACAAAGTGCTAGCACCTTCAGAGATACCAGACCAAAGACCGACAAAGAAATCAGCAATCCCCTGCCAAGCCTGTTTGATCCAATCCACAAAAGAGGACCAAATCTTTTGACCAGTTTCTGTTTGTGTGAAGAACCATACAAGAGCAGCAGTCAATGCTGCCACTGCAGTTACAATTAAGCCAATCGGGTTTGCTGCTAATACTGCATTGAAAATACCAAATGCTCCACTTGCTCCCATAGTTGCAGCCGCATTTGCCGCCTCTGCGGTAGTGAGTGCTCCTGTTCTTACGAACTGAGCCAACATAAGACCATTCGTGATGGATAATGTCGCATTTCTGATTACTTCTATTCCTTTTATTACAGTCATTACTGCTTTGTATCCAGCCCATGCACTTGTAATTCCGACAACTGCCGATTTTAGAAGATCTAAAGCAATAGGTGAATCTTTCAGCCATTTAGTGAATTTACTAAAGTTTTCAGAGGCTTTGCGAATAAAATTTGTAACGGATTCAAATGCTGTTCCAAGAAGGTTTACTCCTTGCTCACCATCTTTAATTCCTAAAAGATCTCCAACAAAATCGCCGACAATCCCTATTACATCAACTATTGCAGAACCAATATTCTCAAAAGTAACTCGAATATTATCTGCGATGTTGACAATTTGAGTTGCAGTTTCCTCACTAAAACCAATCGTATTCAGAATATCAATGTTATCCTGCTTACTTAATGACCCAAAAATCATGTCAAAAAAGGTCTCAAAGATTCCTGTTACACGAGATAGTTGATCAAAAACTGCACTTCCAAAAGCATCCCCAAAAAGCTGAGAAGCAATCTGACTAATCCCTTCAGTCAAAACCAAGCCAAGGCCAGAAAAAATATTTCCAACCATTGGTAAAAAATTATCAAAGAGAAAGGTAGATGTTGTTTTAAGCAAAGCATGCAGAGAAGGTAGAATATTCTCCCCTAGCGCTAACTTTCCAAGTACATTCTGTGCAGATGCTTTCATGGATTCAAACGATCCGCTAAAAGTAGATGCTGCCTCTTTAGCTGTTGTCCCAGTGATGTCTAAATTCTCCTGGATAGCATGAATGGCGCTATAAACATCAGAAAGGTTGTTAATGTCGTACTTGACACCAGTCAACTTCTCTGCATCAGCCAATAGACGTTGCATTTCTTGCTTTGTACCACCGTACCCAAGCTTAAGGTTATCCAACATGGTGTAGTTTTGCTTCGCAAACCCTTGATAAGCCATCTGAATGCTTTCCATCGATGTCCCCATCTTGTTAGCATTATCTGACATATCACTCATGGCCATGTTTGCTGTTTCAGCAGCT